ATAGAGATAAAGATAGAGATAAAGATAAAGATATATATATGCTATCGCATAAGTCGTTTTTAGAATTTTGGGAAATATATCCAACTCGTAAAATATCAAAAGTTAAATGTGAGGAAAAGTGGCGTAACAGAAAATTGTATGAAATTAAAGATGAAATACTTGACCACATTAAAAAAATGAAAGATACTCGCAGTTGGAAAGAAGGATACGTACCAGCAACGACCACATACATTAATCAGTCTAGGTGGAACGACCCTATAGAAGAAACTATCAAACCTAAAAAAGTTTGGGAAGGTGGCATCTAGTGAACATAGGCGAAGTAATAGATAAACTAACAGTTAGCCAATCAACAGTTCAAGAATTTTATAATGAGGGGTATGGACATGCAGAGTTTAAAGTTAAAGGTACGGATATATTTGCTGATGACTTGGTCAAGTATTTTGGTGAGGAAATTCATAGTGGAAAATCGCTTGGCTGGGTTAAGACGGAAGATAAGTTCAGGGTTAGGGCTTCGGAACTAACAATTCTCACCGGTGTATCAGGTCATGGTAAGTCAATGTGGTTATCACAAGTCATATTGTCTATGATGAAACAGAATACTAAATGCTTAATAGCTTCTTTAGAAATGAGACCTGTTTTAACATTGGCTAGAATGGTTACCCAGGCATTAGGTTCACCAGAGCCAACAGATGAATATATACATAAGTTTTGTGAGCGTGCTAAAGACAAGTTATATATTTACGACCAAACAGGTGTAACTACTTCACAAGATATGGTTGCTACGTTATACTATGGAAAACATATTCTAGGTGTAGAAGTATTTGTGATAGATAGTTTAATGAAGCTAAATGATATTTCTGAAGAGTCACTAGATGCACAAAAAAGGTTTGTTAATACTTTGGCAGTAGTATGTCGTGATTTACAAATACACATATTTTTAGTGGCACATACTCGTAAGATGAAAGATGAAACTGACATTCCTGATGCAACAGATTTGATGGGTTCAAGTCATCTGCGTAATTTATGTGACTCACTAATCCTATGCTGGCGTAACCGCAGCAAAGAAAAATTAATAGAAGCAGGAAACACACCTGAAGCTGAGTTAAAGATTATTCCAGATGCTAAGGTCTTTGTACAGAAGCAGCGTAATGCACAATGGGAAGGTTCATTTAACTTTTGGTTTGACCAAAAAGGTTTGCGATATAACGAGAGTCCACCAAGATGACCATAAATGAATTTATTAAGCAATGCAAAAAGCTATTTGGTTCAGACATAGAATACAAAGCAACTTCTAAAGACGGACAAGTATTTAAAACGAAAGGATGGAGAGATGATAAAGTGGGCATTAACCAAAGACAACTTACCTCAGCTTATAGAGAAACTAAAAGCTCTTGACTTTACTAAACGTTGGCGTGTAACAGTAGATGATAAAATAACAAGAAGTTTAGAAGCCAATGAAAGACTCTGGGCATTATATACAAGTATTTCTAGGCATACAGGCATTGACAAAGACCAGCTCCATGAGTTAATGGGTTACAAATTTTTAAGAGAACAAAAACTTATAGCAGGTATACCTTGTGAAGTGATTAAATCAACGACAAAATTGACAAGTTCTGAAATGTCTGAATACCAAAACTCAATAGAAATTTGGGCGCAGACTAATTTAGGTTGGATGTGGGATTACGAATGAAAGTATTAATAGCTTGCGAATTTAGTGGAACAGTTAGAGAAGCATTTGCTAAATTAGGACATGATGTAACTTCATGTGATTTAGAACCCACAAGTGTGCCTGGTAAACATTATCAAGGTTCTGTATTAGATATTTTAAATGACGAATGGGATATGATGATTGCACATCCACCATGTACATATTTAACTGTAACAGGAAATAAATGGTTTAAAGATGAATACAAAGATAGGTTTCCTACTAGGCAACAAGATAGAAAAGATGCTATAGAATTTTTTATGGCATTAGTCAATGCAAATATTCCTAAGATAGTTATTGAAAATCCAATAGGAATTATGTCAACAACTTATCAAAAACCAAATCAAATTATTCAGCCTTGGCAATTTGGACATGAAGCATCTAAATCTACTTGTTTATGGATTAAAGGATTACCATTATTAAAACCAACAAACATAGTAAGCAAAGGTGAGTTTGTAACATTTAAAAGTGGTAAACGAATGACTAAGTGGTATGCAGACGCAGCTAAATATAGCCCTAAAGAACGTGCTAAAATACGTAACACTACTTTCCAGGGAATAGCAGATGCTATGGCAGACCAATGGGGTAAAAATGAACTATCGTAACGCTAAACTACTTAAACTAGCAGATGGTGCACCATGTATGATGTGTTCTATGCAAGATGGAACTGTAGTATCTGCACACTCTAACCAACTACGTGATGGTAAAGGAACAGGTATTAAGGGACATGATTATCGTATAGCTTTCTTATGTCACCAATGCCACCACATGATAGATAATGATAAGATGTTAGATAAACATGATAGAATAGCAGCATGGGAAGAAGCACACCGTAAAACTATAGGCTGGTTATTTACTAACGGATATTTGGAGGTAAAGTAATGGGTAAAGGTTCTGGAAGAAGACCATTGTTAATTTCTGAACAAGAAGCACAAGATAACTGGGACAAGATATTCAAAAAAGAAAAGAATAGTCCTGACGTTTCACCACATGCTTATGAATACGAACTTAATAAGTCTACCGGTAATGTAGAGAAAAGATTTAAAGACGGAACATCTAAACCTAACGAAAGTCAATTTGATGGCAACTAGCCCAACGCAGTTAAGTCTTAAAAAATTACGAGAAGAAGGATACACAGTAGCAGTAGTAGAACATTGGAATAGTTTTGCAAGGATAAGACAGGACTTGTTTGGCTTTATAGACTTACTAGCTTTAAAGGGTAAAGAAGTATTAGCGGTACAAACAACTACAGCAGGTAATATGTCAGCTAGAGTAAAGAAAATAGGTGACCATGAAAACGTAGGACATGTTCGTGAAGCTGGTTGGACTATTCATGTACATGGTTGGCATCAAGACGATAAGAAAAAATGGCATTGTAAAATTAAGGATGTATCGTGAATACCAGAGATAAAATACTAGCCTACCTTACAGAACCTAAAGCCATAAAAGATATAGCAGCACATGTAGATGGCAATTATAATACTATTAAAAACTTGCTTGTGACCATGAAGATGGAGGGTCATATACACGCATTCAAAGATAAAGATAATAGACTCATGCACTATTACATTCCACAACCACATCCACTACAAGGTATATTTGGACACACAGCAAACTTCACAGAAGACCAAATAAAAGGTGTTATCAGTCACAACGCAGATGATGCTAAACATAACCTTCAGCAAAGAACTACACAAGAAACATTTGGGCAAAGCGTAGCTTATACGCTAACACAATATGATTAGTATGGAACGCTTATTGTCCATCCTAGAGGATTGGGCTTTGTGGATGAAGTCGGATAATCACAAGCTAGGTTATCCATCTAAAAGCATAGGCATGTCTTCAGGAGGCGAGTCAACTTCAGAAGCGTTTGAAGAGATGTGTTCAGCTCAGGACATGAGTAATATTAGAACTATACACGCTATCGTGCATAGCTTAGAACAAGGACAACAAGACGCTATTTATGCTAAATACTTGGGAGCTAAGCCACCTTTAGCCTTTTTCTGGCAATTGGACATGGCATACGATAACTTGCTGACAATAGCAGAAAGACGAATAAACGCATAATGTTGTTGAACAGAAATACTGTTTCGTGCTATAATAGCGCCTATATGGGCAACTCCTGCCTACTAATAACGTAATCCCACAAAAGCCTGACTGCACTCTCTCCGTGGTTGGGCTTTTTCTTTTTATGAAACTATCTATTTGCGAACAATGCGGTGAACCTTTTGACTTCACCGAGTATAGCCTATGTAATGATTGCAGATATGACCACCGATTTATTAAGTTAAGGAAAGATAATGAAAGCAAAGACGAAAGCATCAAAAAAAATCAGCAAAGTGATGAAAGAGTTTAAAGCAGGTAAGTTGCATAGTGGTTCTAAAAAAGGTCCAGTAGTAAAATCTAAAGCTCAAGGATTGGCAATCGCACTTAGCGAAGCTGGTCTATCTAAAAAGAAAGGTAAATAATTATGCCAATGGTCGGAAAAATGAAATTTGCTTACACCGAAAAAGGTAAGAAAGAAGCTAAATCATACGCAAAGAAAACAGGTAAAGCTATGACAGCTAAGCCTATGAAAAAGGCAGCTAAACGTGGCAAATAAGCCAGGTCTCTATGCAAATATTTTAGCCAAGAAAGCTAGAATCAAGGCTGGCTCTGGTGAGAAGATGCGTAAGGTAGGTTCTAAAGGCGCACCTACAGCTATGGCATTTAAACAAGCAGCAAAGACAGCTAAGAAAAAGAAATGATTAAGAAGGGTAAGGAAACATTTTCAGGTTATAATAAACCTAAGAGAACGCCTAATCATCCTACTAAGTCACATGCAGTATTAGCTAAAGATGGTGACACAGAAAAACTCATACGCTTTGGACAAAAAGGCGTAAGTGGCGATAAAACAAATACAGATAGAGCAAAGTCATTTAAAGCAAGACACGCTAAGAACATTGCTAAAGGAAAAATGAGTGCCGCTTTTTGGGCAAACAAAGTAAAGTGGTAAAACTAGATATATATGTAGGATATGATGGCAAGGTAGAACCAATTGCTTATCATAACTTTTGCCAGTCAGTTATAGAGAAGTCATCTATACCGGTAAGTTTTACACCATTAGCACTAAACACTTTAAAAGACTACAAAGAAACACATACAGACGGTAGTAACGCATTTATCTACTCACGCTTTCTAGTGCCATATCTAAATAACTTTAAAGGTATCGCACTATTCGTAGATGGCGATATGATATGCAGAACAGATATAGCAGAGATACTAGCTAACTTTGATACAGACGAAGCAGTCAAAGTCGTTAAGCACAGTTATAAAACAAAGCATCCTGTTAAATATTTAGGTTCTACCAATGAAGATTACCCTAAAAAGAACTGGTCTTCAGTAATGCTATGGAACTGCTCGCATTGGTTGAACAAGAAATTAACTCCTAAATTTATACAAGAACAAACAGGTAAATACCTGCACAGATTTGAATGGCTTAAATATCCTGAAGAACAAGTAGGTAAGCTAGACGAAACATGGAACTGGCTAGAGACAGAATACGAATACAACCCAGATGCTAAGTTAGTGCATCATACATTAGGCACACCATGCTTTAAAGACTATCAGAATACAGACTATAGCCAAGAATGGTGGGATACATACCAAAGAATGATATATCCTCTAAAAGGAAACGGACAAGAAAGCGAGTTATAACATGGCAGGTTTACTTGAATACACCAAGAATGGTCAAGTAACAGAGCCACCATTGTATCGTTTTATGCGAGGCAATGTTCAGTCTTTCTTAAACTCTATACCTGACCCTAGTAAGATGACACCTGAAGAGCAATTAGCTCTAGGTGCTAATATAAACCCTATTATGGGATTATTAGGTGCTACTGCATATCATGGTAGCCCATATTTGTTTGAACAGTTTGACCCAACAAAAGTTGGAAGTGGAGTAGGTCAGCAATTATTTGGCAAAGGAACATATTTTGCAGAAAGTCCAGCAGTAGCAAAAGAATACGCAAAAATAAATCCAAGTGGTGCAAACCCATCACCAAGCAGAATGTTATTGGGTAAAGACGTTGCATTTGGAAGTCCAGAATATAAAGCTGCACAATTAGTAGATGAATTAGGCGTATCAAAAGCTAAAAAATTTGCTGATGAATGGGCACAAAACCCAACACCTGACCGAGTAGAATTTTCTCAAAGTGTTAAAAATGCTTTATCATCTGTAAATAAAAAGTCAGATGTTAAAAATTTAGGCACAAGTAATTTATATAAAGTAGATATACCAGATGAAATTATCCCCAATATGTTGCAATGGGATAAGCCATTGGGAGAACAAACTACAGAAATACAAAGATTAGCATTTGAATATGCAAAACCATTAGCTAAAGAAGTTAAGTTGCTACAAAGGAATAAGTTAAATCAATTACCAGAAAATAGTACGATATGGAATACATTAACTGGTAGTAACTTGTATAAATTACTTAAAAATAAATTTAAAAGCGAAGATGAATTAACTGGTCTTTTGCAAAGCAAAGGTATACCAGGCGTTAAATATACAGAAGAGAAAGCATTAAGAACTAATCCGCAAGGTGTAAAGTATATGGATACTACCGGAGCAGGAACGAGCAATTATGTATTATTTGACCCTACAGTAGTTAAAATGTTAGAAACTAAAAAAGGTTTACTGAAATAACAATAGAGGGCAACCAACCTAAGGGAGTTGCAAAACAATGGAAAACAATGAACAACTTGAAAAAGTAGAAGAGAATTTATCAAGTCACGGTGGTAAAAGACCAGGCTCAGGTAGAAAGGCAGGAGTTCCTAATAAACTATCTGCTACAGCTAAACAAAACGTTATAGACGTATTTGAGCAATTAGGTGGCGTAGAACACATGACTAAGTGGGCGCAAGAAAACCCAAATAACTTCTATAACATATACTCTAAGATTATGCCTACTCAAACAGAGATAGGTGGTATAGACGGTTCAGATTTACCTTTAAGCATAGGGATTAGGTTTGTTGAACCAGAACCTAAACAATAAAGAACCTATTGCAGATTTCCCTGCTAAGCTAAACTTTTTAACCGAAAATCATAGATATAAAGTAGCTTATGGTGGTAGAGGTTCAGGTAAGTCATGGTCTATGGCAAGGGCATTGCTTATAAAAGCAGCCAATGAGCCAATACGTGTCTTATGTGCACGTGAAATACAAAAGTCTATTAAACAATCAGTACATACATTACTTAATGACCAGATACAATCTTTAGGTCTAGGACCTTTCTACGAAGTCTTAGAAGCAGAGATTAGAGGTCGTAACGGTAGTACATTTAGCTTTACTGGATTGGCTACTAATACTGTGGAAAGTATTAAGTCTTTTGAAGGATGTGATATCGTCTGGGTAGAGGAAGCTCAGACGGTTAGTAAGAAGTCATGGGATATTCTTATACCTACAATACGTAAACCTAATTCAGAGATATGGGTATCATTTAACCCTAACATAGATACAGACGATACATACACTAGATTCGTGGTTAATCCACCAGAGAACGCTAAGGTTGTTAAAGTAAACTATACTGACAATCCTTGGTTTCCTGAAGTGCTAGAGATAGAACGTCAACATAGTGAGAAGACTAACCCTGACTATGCAAACATATGGGAAGGTGATTGTAAGGCTGCTGTAGATGGTGCTATATACTCTAACGAGATACGTGAAGCACAAGAAGGTAACCGTATCACAACTGTACCTTATGACCCTATGATGAAGGTTCATGTAGTAATGGACTTAGGATGGAACGACAGCATGTCAGTTATCCTATGCCAAAAAGGTATATCAGACTTACGCATCATTGGTTATATAGAAGATGACCACAGAACATTAGATAGTTATTCTGCACAACTAAAGAACTTATCCTACAATTGGGGTACAATGTTTTTACCGCATGACGGACAGTCTAAAGACTTTAAGCATGGTATATCAGCAGAAGATATTATGAAGAAGTTAGGATGGGATATACGTATTGTACCTAAAGCAGACATAGAGTCTGGTATTAAGTTAGCACGTATGAACTTCCACCGTATATACTTTGATAAGTCAGCACAAAGACTTGTTGAATGTTTAAAGAATTATCGCAGAAGTATAAACTCTGCAACCAACGAACCTGGTGCACCATTGCATGATGAGTTCTCTCATGGAGCAGATGCGTTCAGATATTTATGTACCTCTATTGAGTCTATGAAGAACGAGTCATGGAGCAAAGAGAAAATACAATATACAAATAGAGGAATTGTTTAATGAAGATACAAGATATGGAAATCATTGCACAGATAGAGCAACAAGAAAATATTGCCTATGGTGTAAATGATAGTGCATTGTCGGATGATAGAGCAACAGCGATTGACTATTACCTAGGACAACCATTCGGTAACGAAGAAGAAGGTCGTTCACAAGTTGTATCTTATGATGTACAAGACACGATTGAGTCAGCATTACCACAATTACTTAAAGTCTTTGTAGCCGGTGATAAGGTTGTTCAGTTTGACCCTAAAGGTCCTGAAGACCAAGAAGCAGCAGACCAAGAAACAGATTATGTAAACCATGTCGTTATGGAAAAGAACGAAGGGTTTAAAGTATTCTATGTATGGTTTAAAGACGCATTACTATCTAAGAACGGATATGTAAAGGTTTACTCTGAAGAAGAGGAAGAAGTAGAAGAATACGAATACAAAGGTCTTACAGATGCACAACTACAGATGTTGGCTTCAGATGAGAAGACAGAAGTATTAGAGCATACTGGTTACCCTGACCCATCTGTCAACATGGATGCGTTATATCAACAAGCTATGATGAATGGTGTAGACCCAGCAACTATCATGCAACCTATGTTACATGACGTTAAGCTCAAAGTTACAGAAAGCAAGACTGAAATCTACATTGATAACGTAGCACCTGAAAACATGATGATATCTGTAGAGGTATCAGGTCCTAATCTACAAGACGCTACTTTCGTTCAACATAGAGAAGTCATGCAATTAGCTAGTATTGCTGAAGCATTTGACAAGCCACTAGAATACATCAAGTCTATCATGTCAGATATTAGAGACACTTTTGAAGAAGAGTCTAATGCACGTGATATTTATGATGAAGAATACGATAGAGCTATTGCTCCAGAAGAAGGTTTAGTTAAAGACACATACATTAAGTTAGATGGTGTAAGACATAGAGTGGTTGTATTAGGTAACACAATCCTATACAAAGAGAAATGCGAGTATGTACCTTTCGCATGTATCACACCTTTGATAATGCCACATAGACATATTGGTCGTTCTTATGCTGACTTGACTATGGACATTCAGCTTATTAAGTCAACACTTATTCGTGGTCAGTTAGATAATATGTATCTAGCTAACAATGGTCGTTATGCAATATCAGACAGAGTAAACCTAGACGATATGCTAACGTCACGCCCAGGTGGTATTGTTCGTGTAGAAGGTGACCCAGGTTCAGGCATTATGCCTTTATCACATCCACCACTACCAGCATCATCATTCGGTATGGTTGAATACATGGACTCTATGAAAGAAAAGAGAACAGGTATCACAGCTTATAACCAAGGTTTAGACTCTAACAGTCTTAATAAGACAGCTACCGGTGTAGCACAGATTATGAATGCGTCTCAACAACGTATTGAGTTAGTAGCACGTACATTTGCAGAGACAGGTGTAAAAGAGTTATTTAAACTTGTGCATTACTTGGTAAGAACAACACTTACTAAACCAGACATTATTCGTTTACGTAACAAATGGGTAGAAGTAGACCCTAGAGAATGGAAAGCTCGTAAAGACTTATCTATCTCTGTAGGCTTAGGTGCAGGTAATAAAGACCAACAATTGGTTCACTTAACATCTATCTTACAAATGCAAAAAGAAGCTATTGCTGTTGGCTTAACTAACCCTGAAAAGATATACAACGCATTAGCTAAACTTACACAGAATGCAGGCTTTAAGAACCCTGAAGAGTTCTGGGTTAATCCAGCTAATACACCTGAGCAAGAAGGTCAACAAGACAAGCCTTCTGAAGCAGAGATTATGGTTCAAGGTCAATTACAGATTGAACAACAAAAAGCTCAAGCACAATTACAACAAGAACAAGTACGTTCACAGAATGATGTTATAATTGAACGTGAGAAGATAGCAGCACAAGCTGAATTAGAAAGATTTAAAGCTCAACTTAAAGCAGAGACAGATTTAGCTATCGCACAAATCAAAGCACAATCAGGGATGATATATGGCGGATAAGTCACTAGAAGAAGTTAAACGTGGTGAACAAGCAACACAGATATTAGATAACCCTCTATACAAAGAAGCTATGGATAAGGTTCGTGAAAGTCTTATTGCTAGTATGGCTAACAGTCCATTAGGTGATGAGAAGACACACAACAAATTAGTTATTGCACTACAATTACTAAACCAAATAAACAAGCAACTTACTGACGTGATGCACACAGGTAAGTTAGCAGCTATCCAAACGGACAGACCTAAGTTTAAAATATTTGGGTAAGTGTTTCATTCAAAAGCAATTTGTCAGTATTTTGAGTGAAAACCGTTTTGACATGCAAAAGAAT